ATTTAAATTCATTGCTATATTCTTTCTCGCTCATTTTGATTATTTTTAGATTGTTAATAACTACGACAAATATAATCAGAATCCGTCAAAAGTGAAAGACTTTTTACAAACTCTTTCTATTATTTTTCAAATATTCTGTAAGTAGCTGTTTCTCATTCATTATAACAGTATAAAAAGGTTCGACATATTGTGGAAATGTGCTACTATATACTGAAAGGAACTCGTCTTCATTCATTAATTTCAGCAAATTCTTACTTCCTCTGTCATCATCCAACAAAGGAACTTCCAGTTGTAAGAGTTCTTCTTCAGCTTGTTCATTAAGCATTGGTTCTCTTAGATTCGTGAGTTTATAATTAGTTTTCAACCTTTGAACACCTTCTGGTGATATGAGTTTTTCCAATACTTTTAACGGTTTCTTTTTATTTAAAACTCGTTCTTGGTTTATTTCATCTGCACGCTTACAGACTTCCCTAACTGTTAGTGTCTTGAATTTTAATTCTGGAATATGGTCTAAAAGCGTCTTTTCACCCATACCTTCAATTCCGTGAATATTATCAGCACTATCACCACAAATTATTTTCAATATCAATGCATTGCTATAATGATGATTAAAATGCATCATATAATTGGTTCTTGTTACGGGTTGGTCAATGTTCGGAAATATTATTGTGATATTCAGGTCAAGTAGTTGTGCAAAATCCCTATCATTTGAATATAGGAGTATTTCTTCTTTGTTGTTATGTTGTAAACAATATGCAGCAATTAGGTCATCAGCTTCAACATCATCAACTTGAATCTGTCTAAGAAACAGTTCTTCTGCATATTCTTTAATTCTTTCACGTTGTTTAAGTATTGATTGGTCTTTTGCTTCTTCTCTACGGATTTCAGCAGCAGTCATTTCGATACGCTGATGCCATTTTTTTGAAACACGATTTGCCTTATATGCGTGGTCGATTCGATATCTCTGTATTCCACCGCCTTCACCGTCCCAGACCAGCACGACTTTATTAATCATGTGGTCTTTAATTAATTTTCGAACGGTGGTTAAAAAAGAATACAAACCACCAATATGCCCGTAGGCACTGGTGGTTGTATCTTTTGCTCCGTGAAACGAACGCTTTAAAAGATAACTGCTATCAACTAAAAGTGTTCTGGTTTTCATTAATCAGTATCATTTTCAACGCTTGAACTTCTTTCAATCAAATCATCTTCAAACAACACGTTTCCATCTGCATCCATTGCTTTAGATTTGAATTCGATGTCATCAGCAGTCAAACTATCGTCTTCGAATTTATTACGGAAATAAAGAATGTGCTCTTTTTTATAAGCATTTTCATGTTCCTTGTCACCATATATAAATCCATGTGGTGTTGAAATAATTTTACCTTCAAGTGAAATACCACCCCACTCGCCATCAACATGGTTCTTAGCTATATTGACTTTGTTCTCAAAACCATAATTTAAGTCACGACCTTTACTGGTTGCAGTTATTCTACGTGTTCCGTGTGTAATAATACCACCAAAATGATAGATAAGTCTTGCACCGAAAAAGAATGTTTCACCACCTTTATGCTTTATAACTTTATTCATGCTATCATACCAGATTTTCTGAACGGCAGCGATTGTTGTAGTGAATTCACTATCAATTCTTCTGGTATTTGGGATTGCATTATTAAGAAGTGACATAAACGCTTTCTCATAAGCACCTGCATTCCACATGTTATTGTCGCTGGTATCTTTTTCTAATGCATCGATTGTTTTGATGCAATTTAATGTTCCGATTGAATCTATTCCGATGAACACATCACGTGGTAACGCACCACTTTTCTGATTATCAAGGAAATCATACACAGCTTTTGCCATATCTTCAATTGCTGCTTCTTTCCTATCTTTATTTTGTACAATACCATATCTTTCAAGAAGATATTTGTTATTTACAAGAAGATACTCACCATTCCAATCGAATCCCATTAATGTCAGACGCTTATTTCCTTCATCAATATTGTTTTCAGTGTCAATGATAATTGGAAAATCACCCATTTTCTGGGCATTTACAATTGACTTCATTAATGCCGTTGATTTACCAGTATTTGAATATCCACGGAAAAGTGTAACATATCCACGAGGTACACCGGGCATGCCTGTTGCTTCCTTCAGACCATCATCAATTGGAATCCATATTAATGGTTTTGAGGGTATTTCTTGTGCCCCAATTTTCTTTTTAAAATTATCGAGACTAAAACTTTTTTTAGGTGTTGGTTTGCGTACCGCATTGCTCGGTACTTCTGCTTTCTTTGCCATTTAATTTTAATTTAAAAATAAGGTCAAAAAAGGGGAACTTTCATTCCCCCTTTTAAACCCTGTAATTTTTAGAAGGGTAAGTCTTCATAGTCACCACCATCCCCCAAATCTCCATCATCGAGGTCATTTGGTTCGTTGTCATTGACAGCAGTTTCTGTCTCAACCTTTGGTGTTGTCTCAGCAAGTGCTTCTGCACCGATTTCAGTTGCATTATCAGTAAACTCACCAACCTTCTCAGGGGTTATATTACTGATTGTAACTTGTGGAGTTCCTACATTACTCAAGTCAGATGCCTGTTCGAAATTTTCATTCTCATCGGCATCAAGATTACGAGTACGAGTATTCGCAGCTTCTTCCAAATCGGGGCGACCGGGGAATACCCAACGCTTGTTGTTCTGGTCAGTATCTTCCCAATATGGGTTACTACCATTTGCAACCGCCTCAAGAAATTCATAAGGAGGCATACCGGGTGCTTGTTTCGGCTTAAATACATCTCTCCAAATAATATCGTCATCAAGCCATTGTCTTGCAACAATTGGGTCGGCATGAAGTGGTGATTTACCACGGAATGTAATTGCAGAAATTGTTTTGTACACATGTCCATTGAACTCACTATCTGCCATTGTGATACTTAAATCCGTACCATTCTGAGCGTCACTGAAGTCTGCTTGATGAACAGTCATATACTCTTCCAAAATAGGAAGTAACTTATCAAGCGTACCTTGGTTCTTGTAATTGTGCTTAAATCTCCAAAATTTAACACCATCTTTTTCACTACCTTTGTCAATACCACGAACAATGTAGAATTTCTTAGCTTCCCACTTAATGGCTTCCTTGTAAATTTCGTCATTTTTTGCCTTAATTTCCAATTGCTGTGCTGACATATTCTCCTTCTTAATTCCTTTCAGAGAAGGGTCTTGCCTTGCAAGAAGCTTTTTGTGCTTGACACAAAGTGGGCATGGTGCTGGTTTGAACATTGGATTGCCATTGCCATCCAATTTTTGTTTGCCACCTTCATCCAATACAGATACTCTGGGGTCATTATGCATCGGGCAATAAATGACTGTGCCATGCTTTTTCTTTCCACCTGCAGCATTGGTTGTAACAACATGGAAGAATGCTTCTTCAACGTGCTTCCTACCTGCTAACGGGGGGAGAATCCTAAATAATTCTTTGGTTTTACGAGGAACGAAATACTTTGCCAGTATGTCTTCACGTGATTTCCTTGTAGATGATTGGGATTGTTTTCTTTGATAGTCCGAAAACATAGACTTTAATTGTGACAAGTCTTGACCTGTCGGATTTTGATTTTCCATTTTCAATTTGTTTTTACAGTAAAGTTATTTTTCAATTATAAATTGTGCTACAAATATAGCCTTCATTCTACATAAATACAAGAGTTTTTAAAAATAATTACTCTTTTTTCAGTTTTTTATACACTAATTAATCCATCTGAAACCACGGTAAATGAAACAGTTTGTTTGTTCTCATAGTAGTTTCCATTTTTCATTCTAATTTGTAAATAATAATCTTGTGGTATTAACCATGATGTATCAAGATTAAATTCATATCCAGTATTTGTTCTGTTTACAGGGGTGAATGGAATTACATCCACTTCATATTTACTACCAATGGTCGTGAATAATCTGTACTCGATATCCAAAGGTAAGAAATTATTTTGATTTGCGTATAGTTCTTTTATCGTTAGCTTAATTTTTCTTACAACCCCTGCTCTGAGATTCTCTTTTTCACTAATACCCCAGAAATAAAAGAAATAATTTTCGAAATCGATTTGATTTGAATTATCGAACGTATAATACTTCTTTTCGGAAATCAGATAAAATTCACCAGTATGTTGACTTGCTCTGCCGTTGATTACAAGATTCCATTCGTCACGGAACAAAACGGCATCTGGGTACATTTCAGAATCAATGTTTAAAGTAACTTTATATATGCCTTTACTAACATTCGTGATTGAAGTACCACTAAATGTGTCTATAAGATTATCTTCATAATCATAAATATCGACACTATTCACGTCTATATCCTGCTCGATTCCACCAACATTCACATAAAGATATAGGTCATTATCTTTGTCAAGATAAAAATAATTTCGGTCATCGGTTATTGTATCATCTATAATTGTCTCGATATAAGGCTCATACCAAGTATTTGTATGCTTTGCATGAAATGCAACTGCTTGTCTGAATTCGGTTTCAAGTTCTTCGTAGATATCAGCAAATTTAATACCTAAACCAAACGAAGTGCCTGTATATGCAGATGTTCCAGTATAGCCAGTTCCAAATAATCTTTGATTTACATAATTAGTAACATCGATTTCAAGATTTTCGCTTCCTGTTTGAAATGATTGACCTGTTATTATTTGCGTTACACCACTAATATATGCACCTGCTTGTGTCCAATTATCTGTTGTTGTTCTTCCTGACCAGTTTGCTGCCTGTGGATATACTATTGGATATAAGGTATCAATATATGGATATTGACTATCACCATATTCAAAATCATAGCCACCACCTTCATCCCAATCCTCGTTAACATTGAAGATATCTAAATCAAAACTCGTTGCCCTATCAATTCCTAATGAATATGATTTCTTCCCTACATATTGTTCTGCATAGCTAATTGTATTGGTCATATGTAGAACGTGTTTCACGATTCTCTGTGGATTGATAAATCCCTGTGCGATTCTTTTTTCTAAATCACTTAAATCAACGTCAAAAATAAATCGAGTTACCGACTTACCGAAAGTACCATACGATATTTCAGTTACAGGGTTCTGCGAGTTGTTCGATAGATTGTTTTGAATTAATGTATCGTTCTTTAAAAAATATGACCTGAAAATTGACATCTTCTTTTTTCATATAAATACCTCACAAACAAAAAAGACTACACATGGTAGTCTTTTATTATTGTTATTTAGTGAAAATAATACTAAGAATTCTGTTTTATCCAGTTTAATACCATTTCCGCATAATAGGATGAGGTCAATTCGTTAAGAAATTCATCCATACTCGCAAAATTTGTACCTACAAATCGACTGCCTTGAACTGGTTGCTTTGTATTCCAATCTAATGCGCTAATTGAAACCTCTCCACCCACAACATCACTATTCTTTTCAATAGTAACTTTAATTATTCCACCTACTGCCCATTCACCGATTTTAAATGATTTGGTTTTATTACCTGCGTCACCAACATTTTGTGGTCTAAACACATCGCCCATTCTACCAAACAAATCATCTTCTTCATCAATTTCCACTTCATCACCAACATTTTTTGGTTCATAACCAAGTAAGCGGTCAGTTAATTCTTCATCCTCGGATTCTTCACCGTCTTCAGATTTTTCACCTTTTGCTTCTTTTTCCATTTTATCAAGACGTGTGTAGTAATCAGGGAATTCCGATAGGTGGTCCATCGCAATCTCGATTGCAATCATTGGGTCATCAG